ATCAATCATATCTTGAGCACCAGCTACTTTTGTTCCAATTCCATTAACAAATCCGCTTGCAGCTTTTCCAACTACACCTCCTGCTACAGTTGCAGCAGCATCAGTAGCTGCATTTCCCATTCTAGTTTGATCTGAATCTGGTTCCCTAAGTGCAGCAGTAGCACCAGATCCAAATAAATCACCAGCAAATCGAGCAGCAGGTTTTCCAAGTGCTCCTACAACTTTAAGAGTGTTACCAATTGCTCCTGCAGGTGTTGCCATTTGTGCTAATTCAGCAATAGCACCTCCTGCTAAAGATGAATAAGGATTTTGATCTTCCAGAATATCCATAGCATTTTCAGCAAAATTAAGCTGCTCTTGATTTTGATCTGATTCACCAAGAAGCCATGGATATATCCTTTGTGCACCTCTTATTAACTGATCAGTTTTTCTACCAGCACCAATCGCCATTGACTCTAATACTTTAGTTTCTTCTGCTTCTTGATATATTCCTTCATCTTGTTTACTTAGCGGAACCCATCCATCTTCATCAGAACCTCTGTAGGCAATTTTTTCACCAGTTTCATTATCTATTGCATATCTTGTTTGGCTCATTATTTATCCACCCATGTTGTTTTAGCTGTTGGACCATTTTTAGTAGCAACTTTTGCCGCAGAATTTCCACCTAATTTTGCATTGTGTGCTTCCCATCCTCCAGTTCCCCAAGTTTCTAAATTTTCTCTTTCCATTTGTTTCACAAGATCTTTATATATAGGATTATTAAAGGCACCACGACCTTCTCTTGCTATTATTTTAGCTAGTGTAAGATTCCTTTTTTGTCTTTGCATATTTATAAGAAATACTTCTCTAGGCTGCCCAAAAGTAGGCAACTGTTTTTGGAACATTAATTCTTCTTTTGGGCCAACTTGAGCGCCACGAATAGCAGAAATAATTTCAACACTTAATCCTAAAGTTAAAGCAAGAGCTTCTGATGTTTCAGGGGGCATCGTATTTCCAACTTGATTCATAAAGTTATCTACTGCTATATTTGTTAAATTGCTGCCTCCTCTAAATTTAGATAAGTACCCACTAAACCCATCAAAATCAAGTTCTGGGTTCTGAACTAATTCAGCTAGCCTGTCTATATTCATATTACTTATTTGAATGTCAGCTGCTTGTTTTGCCTCTTGGGCAGTTGGCTGTTGACCAAACAAATAGCCACGATCATTTGCAGCCTGATATGTCAAACCAGCGGGTTGTGCAATTGGAGTTCCATTTGCATCAGTCATAGGAGTATTCGGGGGAATATATTTATCTCCTTGATCTATTGATACATGAGTTCCAGCCCTCATTGCATAAGATCGAATAAAATCAGTTCTAACTTTCCCTGCTAATCCTAATTCATCTGCATATTTAGCACCAGGACTTCTATTATCAGTAAGCTGTGTTTTAGGAGTATTAACTCTTTGATTATAATCACCAAGAAATTTTATGCCCTCTGCTTGTAAAACTGGGTTTTCACTGTTAATTAATCCATCTATTTGCTGTTGCCACCTATCTAAATCTGTTGGCTCTTTATAGCCAAGACTTTTATCATTGGCATAAACATCAGCAGGAGCTTCACCTGATTGTTTAGCATTTTGTAATGTGTTATACTGAGTTGCATCTTTATCATCAGCAGTCGCTTTTATCATATCACGGTTCATCCGCCGATACGCCATAGCAACATTTTTAGGGCTTGATTTATCAACTAAGCCCAAAGTATCCAAAAGACCATAATCAATAGCCATCACCTATTCCCCATTAAAGACTTAATTGCAGGATTCATATAAAAAGAATTATTCATTTTTCCAGTTCTTTTATCTCTTGAATTACGATCTGCTGCTCTAGACCTAGCCATTAAAAGGGATAACTTACCACCAGCACCAGGCATTTCTGGTAAACTTTGCATTTGACCACCAGCTTGTGCTGCCATTTGCTGATCTTTAGGAACCTGGCCTGAAAATAATCCCTGCATCATTTCCATAGGATTAGCTTGCTGTTGCGGTGGACTCACTCCAGCCATACCATTTGCTCTATCTGCAGTAGTATATTTTTGAAGATCTTGCCACAACTGTTGTGGTTGGCCACCTCTAGCAGCTTGTTCTTGTTGGTTACCACTAGCCATTCCCCCAGAAGAGGCTCCAGCCATGCCACCACCACCACCAGGTGAGCCATACGAGCCGCTTGCTGTTTTAGGACCACTAGACATTGGCCCAGCAGTTTGCATACCACTTGACCCTAGCATTTGGCCTGCATTCATTTGTTGAATTCCTGCTTGACCAGCCTGACTTAAAAGCCCAGCCATGCCACCACTTCCTCCTGCTCCTGCTGCTGGTAGGCCTGCTGTTCCTAGTTGTGCCGCTATTGCTGCAAATGTCATTGTAATTCCCCTTTATCAATTAATAAATCTAAACTATCATAATTAGATACTGTTAACAAATCTACAAGTGAGTCTATATCTGTTATATTATCAGGGTTAGCATGCACAGTCATCCACTCAGTATCAGTTAAAGCATAAACAGCTCTTTTTGTGCCAGGCTCTGATATCCATATTTTTGGTGCTGTATATGTATCAGAATCAAATTCAGTAACTACTTTAATTTCTCCTTTAGTAATAACATTAATATGAGAATGTTTATGTATTTTACCAACAATACACATACCTTGAGGTATTCTCATTTGTCTGCAATATAATCCTGGAGCAAACAAATGATCATTATATATTTCTTGCATTTTATCTGCAGGAATAGACTTAGGCAGAGTCTTTAGTTTAGACTCTAACCCAAGTATAAAATTACGAGCAATATCATTTTTCAATTTAGCCACCACCACCAGAGAAGTTCCAGCCTTTAGAACTTCCTGAACCACTGCTTTGATCTGTTCCACTATCAAGAACTGTAGGAGCACCAACAATATTAGAATAATTTGACAGATTCTGCCAAGGCATTTGACCTCCTTGCATCCAAGGAGCCATCTGATTCATGCCAAGATTTTGTTGCGGCAGTAAATTATTCATTCCTTGCTGCATAGTGCTGTTTGCACCACTAAGTAAAGCCATTCCCCTGTCTTGAGCTTGCCCTCTCCCTAAATCAGCTTGTTCTGCAATGCCCATTTTCCACTTCATATCTGTATCATATGCATTCCCTCGCATTTGATTTTCAGTGTTAGTCATATCTCTATTTGCTTGAGCACCTAGCATAGCATTTTGCATAGCATGACGACTACCTCCGCCCTGGCCCATAGCCCCTGCTTGTTGATTCATTTGATTTTGTTGGGTGTTTAAATTTTGATTCATGCCTTGTTTCATTGAATCAACCATTGGGTCAATATAGGTATTACCAGGGCCACCAACTATTTCTTCGTACATTCTACCCGTTTCACTTGGATTATTCATACTGCCCATTATTGAATCATATAGCCCACCTTTTAAACCAGATGTATCCCCATAAGCTCCTCCATTCATTTGATTTTGCAAACCATCCATTCCAAGATTATATACATCCGTCATTTGACCCTGCATGCCTGGGACCATTCCTTGTCCTTGATTAGCATAGTTCATTTGATTGTTATATAAGTTTCCACCTTGATTATAAACGTCCGTAAGGGCCCCCTCTTGACCTCCATAAACATTTTGATCAAAAGTTGAATTTGACGAATAGTTGTTGTTTGAGTTATTGCTGCCGAATCCGATAGCCATAATAATTCTCCTAGTTTAAGTCATTGCTACCCAAAAGCCTTCGACATACATCCAAGGCCCAGGGGCAGTTATAGTTGGTAAAATTGCTGCATTAAAATATCTAACCATTCCATTTTCTACTTTATCAGGAATTGCACCTACAGGGGTAAAATCAGGAATATCAACAAGTGTTGCATTTAGCAATATCATCATTCTAGTTAGCCACTCTTGTAAAGCTGGATTATCAGATAATGGTGGTTGCTCTAATGGTACAATTCTTGTGCTCATCTTAATCCTGCCTCTACATATTCAATATTAATTCCAGCTAGCGACCAATCTCCAACAGAATCACCACTTTCAATTCTTAAACTATGAAGCTCACCAGTTGTTCTAATATCTATTTTCCTTTGTTTATTAGGATCAAAAAACACAGGCTCTTTCCATCTAATAGAGTCACCTGGAAAATCTTGAGAACCTACTAATATTTTTACAGATGAAGACCCAACTATATGAGGATATAATCTAGTTATAGTTGTAACTTTAACCAAAGAATCAATTATAAAACTTAGACGCTCAATAAATGAATTATCATTTGAACTTATAAAATTCCTGTCTGAATTTATTAAAACTAGCCTACCTTGGGTTGCTGGGTGTGGAAAGGGAATATCACCTGGAGCCTGAAGTCCGTATAATGTACTTTGAACAGGTCTGGCAAATTCTGAATCCCAAACAACAGCTCCTCTTTCTTGCCAACTAGGCCCAGGCGGCGGAGTTCCAATTAAATTCCAAGTCTCACCTAAATCACTAAAAGTTCCAAAAGCAGCATCTCTTATAACACCATCTGGCAAATCTATTATTGTCCAATTGTCATCTTCCCAATTATATACATAAGCAACATTAGCACCTTTTGCAGCATTACTAGATTCAACAGTTGGGATACAAAACCAAATTTGATTGTCTTCATTATATGCTACAACAAAAGCATTGGTATAATATTCATAATTAAAATCAGAATTAAATCTAGTTGCTAATCTATTGTGTAATAATGAAGTTATTTCATTTCCATCATAACTATAAATTCCATCTCTGCCAATAAAATAATGCATAGAATTTACTTCAACTAAACAATCCATGGCTAACAATCCAAAAGAAGAACTAGCATCACGAATTTGAAATACAAAAGGACCACCTCTATAGTCAAATACAGTTATTGATGTTTCTCTATATACTATAAATGCATCTCTAAGAGATCTTGCATCAATAACTTTGCCTCCTGATCCACCTAAATAAACAAGCCCTGCAGTATTCGTTATATCTAGCTCATCCCAAGAATCAGGAATTGCTCCATTATCCGCTGGTGTGGACCATCTTACAGCATCAGGGTCACTAAAGCCTGGCCCAGAGATATCCAATGCAAATAAATATTGTTTATGAGAGCGAATAATTTTAGCATGATATCCTTTATCTTTCCAAGTAATTTCAGGATCACCTACAGTAGCACCAGCAGACCATCTTAATGTTTGCAGCTTAGTTGCAGGGTCTTGAGGAGACCAATATTCTGGATAAACACTTAAATTATTAACTACCGGAATTTTGCCTAGTAAACAACCATTCCAAATTTTTTCATTTGCTAATGCTAAAGGAGTTGCAACTGTTATATTTGAAAATGTTGTTGAATTGCCACCAGTAAAACAATATACTGATTCAAAACCATTTTCTTTTCCCGCTATTAACCAGAACCCAGAAACAAAAGCATTTACATTTAAAATAAGGCTAGGGGTAAAATTAGTAGGCAAACTAGCCAAAGCAGAAAAACCTCTATAATTAGTAATTTGATCAGAAACAATTACTACATTTCTAAGATTTGTTAAAAAATCAAGTGGCAAAGTCCATGGCTGTAAATCTGTGTTAATACCCTTTTGCGCAAAAGAACTAACTGACAATTGTTTTATCATGCGATAATTTCTCCAGCTCTATAATTTTTGCTTGTTCTTTTCTTTCTTCTAACAAATTTAAAGTTGCAATTCCTGCTACTTGTGTATTGCTGTACACTGTATCTACAAGAACTGAAACAGTATCTGCTACTCTAACTGTTTTAGCCTGTATTCCTATAGACAATTGTGGCTGCCAAGCAATAGCACACTGAGTAACTTCTTCTAGCTCTTTACCTGTTTGTACATCAACACCAGATAATTTTATGTACCAAGCACATCTTTCAATAACTCCATCAACAATTTTTTCACAATTGCTGCCTAATGGACAAGTAAGTTTTACTTCAAGTGACATTTAATTTCTCCTTAT